GTCCTGAGTAAGCGTCAGCGATCCGGTAGACCAGTACGGCTGACAACGCATGACCGAGCAAAGGTCATTGATCAGCTTGTATGCCTCGTACTGGTTTTGAATTAGTGCATTGCAGCTGAAACGTGCTTCTTCACCACCAAAACCATCATCTACCAGTTCGTTGGCATATTGACTGGCTGAATAAAAAGCAAATTTGTCTAACTGCGCTTCTGCAACATGATCACCAAACCCGTAGCGCTTGTTAATTAACAAGTCATACAAAATCCACGCGGGGCATGTAGTCCATTGCGCTGCACCGAAAGTGCCAGTCCAAGTTCCTGAATAAACTAAACGCCCTGTATCAGAGTCAACAGTGGCATTATTTGGAATCTTGACCTTAATGCCGCGAATTCGGTAAGCGCGAGCAGGGATGCTATTGAATTGCTCAGCCTGAAAACGAACTGCCGCAAGTGCGCTGTTTGGGTAACGCAGCTTTTGATAAATCAGCTCTGTGTAAGCAACAAAAATTGTTGGATTGACATTGGTGTCACTGCTATCTGCTGAAACACGAACAACGCGCAAATCAACAGGGAAAGCACCATTGATATCAACGACATAATCACGTTCGTATTTATCTGCTGTACGACCACTAATCGTGTCAGTTTTGACACTGGTGTAACCGCCACCGTTGTATTGAAGTTGGATATCAATTTCAACACTGCTGCCGAGCACATCTCCTTGCGCTGTTCCTTCTTCAAGCCGAGGAATTGCAATGCTGACCCGTACCGCATCAACATTCGTATCGGTAATTTGTCGGGTGACAGGCGTTGCCTGCTTGATTTCAGTGTTGACGCTGATTACGTCTTCCGTTGTTTCGCCGACACGGGGAATGTAATCCTGAGCGTTTGTGCCGTAACGGGTAGTAACAGTAACGCCTTTAAAGTTGTAATCAGATTCCTGCAGACTTGTGACATCTGCACCAGATCGCAAAATTGGCGTATCTGTTAAATAAACATCCTTGAGAAGTGCAAGGTTGTAATTTGTTGTGCCTCTGGTGTAATCGCGAGCAGAGGGAAAACCTTCAATTTCACCTTCGCTGATTAAATCCAGCAGCGTTGCATACGCAGTAGATGCAAGGTTGTCAGCTGTGCGCGTTGGGGATCGCGTTGCAGGCGGCGCAGATTGCTGAACAACAACGGTTTGCTGGACAACTGTTTGTCCACCGCCACCACCGCCGCCACCACCACCAGCGCCGATGATCTGATTCTGCTTTTTGTCAGCCATGTCAGATGTCGTCAACGTCGATGCCAGCGGAGATCACCACTGATCCAACAATAGTTTCGCCATAGACAACGGGCACTGGAGTGCCTTGGCGACTGGTGTTTTGAATGCCGCTAAAGCTGTATGACTCCTGAGGATCCATTTCAGTGCCTTCAGTTGTGGTCGTTCTGCCACCACCCAGTGACTGAGATGCCGGACCGATCTGAGCCAGTTGAGGCGTAGGTGATAGCAGCTGTGAAACGCCGCCCAAAATCAATGCGACACCCACAGAGCCAATAACAGCTGCAGCACCAGCGCCAAGAACAAAGCCTGTAGCGGCAGTTGTGGCAGTTGCTGCTGTACCAAAAGCGGAAGCACCTAAACCAAGAAAACCACCAGCTGCTGGACCAGCAACAATTGCAAATGCCACTAACGCAACACCAGCCAAGATCTTGCCTGTGCCACCGCCAGCACCACCCAAAACCGGAACGATTTTGATTGTTTGACTGGCTGGATAATGGATTTCGTCTAAATCGCTTTCGTGACTATCAACAATGACTTTGTAGTACTGGTCAGCCATGTGGCGTTCCAGTCCAGGAAAATTGACCAGCAGCATCCTGATCGCTTCACCAGCGCTGCTGATCTCAGCTAAAAACTTCCGCTGACCAACAAACTTGGCAAGTGGACCGTAGAGCCTAATTTCCTTTTCCATAGCGCAAGACCCTACCGGTGCATTTTAAGAGCCACTCACCCAATAAGTCACGACTCGACAGGCGACCGCGCAAATGATGTAGCACTAGCTGATCACCAATGTAGACGCCGACATGGTTCAGTTTTCCTGAGTCAATCGCCATCAACATGGCATCACCAGCCTGCATTTCAGCAATATCCACCTCGTAAAACCCAGCTTCACGCCAGCAATCATCAAACATTGGTTTTTGGTTGAATTCTTCTGGCGTGGTGGGACGATCCCAATCGGGCAACGTGATGCCTTGTTCTCCATACCAATCGCGTACCAGCGTCCAACAATCCGTTACGCCCCAAACCCATTCCCTGCCGATCAATGGCGCTTTGTAGCCTTCAGGCGACAGTTCACCCCATTGTTCAGTTTTGGGGTTGACGATGTACCAAGGCAAACCAGATTTCTCGCACGCCAATCGATCAGCTTGGCTTGGGATTGGCGGGGTGACTGGGTGGCTGTGAATGACAGCCGTTATTTCACCCTTGTCTTCTGCTGCTGCATAGTCAGCCGGATCAAGAATGAAAAATTCGTTGCCCTCTGCCAAGTTTTTGCACGGAACGTAATGCTCACGCCCCTTGACCACCACCAGCAAACCGCAGGCTTCGCGTGGATCCTCCGCCTTTGCGTGCTCCAGTGCTTTTGCCTTAGCGGTTGCCTTCATCCGTTAAATGCGCCGATACCGGGGAACCCACCAAAGGGTAGGGGGTTTGTTGAGCCAAAACGAATTTGACAGCTGCTCAATCGTTTGCCGCATCTGTCATTTTCGGAACTAGTAATTGATTTGTCGTTTTCGTCGTAATAGTTGCTGCCGCTATAACCGCATTCAGAACCTTTGTAAATCCAAGGGCAAAGGTTGGCGCTGCATTGCCTCTTTGGACTGCGGACACCAGCGAGGTCGAACGCTGCCGCAAGCTCAAAGGTGACCGCTTCCCTTGCTTCGCTGACCTTACGAGCGACGTAATAAATTTCATCCGGCAATTTCGCACTTGTATCTGGCGTACCAAATGGATTAGTACCACCAGAAAAATTTGACGCATCTATGTAACGCACAAGAGTGCGAACACGAGTCAGTTTTGCACCCGTAAGATCGTTGCCAGGAGTCGTGGCGTTGACCCCAGTCAAGATTGTTGTGATGCTGCCCAGAAGGTTGGCAACGGTAATTGTTGGACGAGGAAGAGTGCCGCTTTCAGCGTTGTACTCAAAACCTTCGACTTGAATTGGAAATTTGCTGTAGGTATTGCTGTTCCAAACAATGTCTCCTGTTCCTACGTCAGTACTTCCAGCGTGAAAACGATAGGTGAAATTTTCACCATGCAGGTTCTCAAACAACTCCAACTCAAACAGCTCAATAATGCTGCTTGGGTTGATCTTTTGTAGTTCGGAAACTGGGATTGCCATTACGGTTCAAATACTTGCTCAAACGTTGCCGTTATGCGGTTGATGTTTGCGTATTGATGTTCTCGCTGCCAACTACGGCATATCCATTTGTAAGACGTTGACTCATCAATTGGAGTCCAATCAAAGCTTGCGGAATCAGCTGCTCGCGCATCAAAGAATGCCTCAATAGCGTCTGCATCTGAATTGGTTTTTGCCGTCCAAGTCAAATCCCAAATTTTGGGATTCATGTGCCCTGGAATGCCATACAAAAGGCGCTGTTGGTAGCCGTCACCAAATTGCACTACGCGAGTCTTGGGTTCAGACTTTTTGACAGCACCAAAATCAGGCGTTGTTCCGCCAGTGCTGGTGCCAACAGTGGAATCGTCAAAGGTAGCCATTATGCGAGCAAGCCTCCAGGGCGCTTCTGGCGGATGAGTTCTTGACGCACTGCAATGCCAAGTGCTTCACCCAGTTTATTGGCATCAGGCTGATTGCCTTGTACGGCAGTGCCAGCAGCATCAACGTTGACCACGATGTTGCCCATGTCACCGCCGCCACCCTTCATCCTGACTGGAATGCTGCGACCATCTGGTAGAGGCACGTAAGCCTCAGGAGTGCTGCCCTCGCCAAACATGGCTAGCTGCGGTGAGTTGGCAATGCCACCGCTTGCATAGCGCCTTAGGGGCAGTGGTCCGTTGCCAGTCATGATGCCGCCGTTGGCAAACAGGCTTGGGAACAGGCTCTTCATGCCTGCCCGCAAACCAAACTCAACAAACAGGCGAGCAGTAGAGCGAAGCAGATCCGTAAGCACTTCACGAAGCGACTTGGCTTGATCAAACAGGCTCATGAAGGCATCAGACAACGCCGAGACGACGTTCTGACCAATCTGCTTGAACAGCTGCATGCTTTCGGAGGTTTTCTTGTTGATGCCCTCGTAAGCCTCGTCAATGCGCTTCAACTGCTCTTCGGTAAGCGTTGCACCGTCTTTTTGCAGCTGCTGTATCAAGCGATCTTTTTCGATTTGCCTTGCTTGTTTTTCATCAGTAATTCCAGCTTCAATTTCGAGGTTTTGAATTGTTTCTTTAATTTGCTTATTGCGTTCAATATCTTTCAGGAATAGGGCTGTATTACCAGCCGCCATTTGATTACCGAGCTTTAATGATTGCTCGTTGAGCCTTACGTTTGCAGCGTTTAGAGCAACTCTTTTTCTTTCGGGTTTCAGTTTACTTTCGTTAATTTTTAAAATTTCAGCATCATATTCAAGCTGAATTTTTTTGATTGGATTTAGTTCGTTTTGCGCCGCAATTAAGGCGTTGGCAAGTCGAACAGAAAAGTCCGGTGCACCTTTTTCTTTAGCCCCGGCAGCCGTAGGATCAATTCCAGGTAGACCTTTTGGTTTGTCTACTTTGATTTCTGCTGCAGCCTTTTGTGCTGCCTGCAAGCCGCCCAGTCGAGCAGCCATTTGAACTCTTCTTTGGCTTAATGTCTGCTCTTGTGCGTATTCAACATCGCCAAGCAAACCGCCTTTTTCGACTCTGCGCTGAGCAAAAGCACGCAGTCGTTCATCGGTCGTTGCAAGATCTTTTTCTAGTTTTGCAATCTCTTCTGCACGTCCCTTACCCAAGCCAAGGAAACTAGCAAGCTTTCTTGCTGCTTCATCAATAGCAATAACAATTTTGGCAAATTCTGTTTGAAAAGCTGCGCCAATAGGACGAAGCAAATCACCAACAGATTCGCTGAGTCTGCTTAATGCCGTTTGCAAGCGATCACCGGCAGCCTCTGGACCAGACGCAATGACTTTTGCGGCTTCGCCGTAATCAGCAAATAGCTTTTCAGCAAAGCCTTGGAAATCCTGCAGGCTGACCTGTCCTTTTTCAAGAGCCTTATCAAGCTCTTGGGGTGTCATGCCCATCGATTCGGCAAATAAAGTAAACGCACCAGGCAAACGTTCACCGATTTGCTGACGAAGTTCTTCAGCAGATACCTTGCCCTTACTGAATACCTGTGAAGTTGCAGTCAGTGCAGAATCCAAATCCTGCAAACTACCACCAGTTCCGCGAATACCTGCAGCAACACCAAGAAACGCTTTTTCTGCGTCAGCAACACTTCCGCCAGCACCCTTAACAGATGCGGTCAATTTGGTGAACTGACGAGTAATAACTTCTTGCGGTATAGCAAATTTTCTACTTGTATCATCGACAAAAGCCAATGCACGTTGATATTCACCTGCCTCTTTGGTGACAAGCTGCAAAGCCAAACGCTGCTTGGCAATTTCAGCTGCATAGGTAGCGGTGCCACCTAATTGCTGACGAACCTGCCCAACTTGTGCGCCAATAGCACCGCCCACAGCAGCACCAGCTGCCCCAAAAGGAAGTCCAACAAGGGCGCCAATAGCTCCTTCTGGACCACCGAAAATGCCACTAGCAGCGACTGCACCAACTCCTCTAGCGGCAGCCATTGCTCGCCCGCCACCACGCCGTCCCTGTGCCTTTGCAGCAGCCTGCTCAAAACGCTGAGCTTCGCGTGTTGCCTCTTTAAATTCTCGGCTAGTGATATCAACGCTATTTGCTAGCTCTCGCCATGCACGCGCATAGTCATTCAGACCATTGATACTTTTGGTTCTAATTTGATTATCTGTTTGCTTAAGAGTTGAAGAAAGATCTTTAAATTTTGCACTCGTTAAAGTTGAACGCTGCGCAACATCATTCAGCTTTGCGCTGAGCTGATTCAGCACAACATCGCCTTCTTTTCTGACGCGGAGCCGAATTTCAGAGGTGATGCTCATTTGCTTTTCGCGTTCAGAACGGCAAGGGCTGCCATTTCCATCACCTGTACGCCCTCAAAGATGGCAACAGGATCCTTGACTGAATACAGCTTACAGAGCCATTCAAGACTCGGGTAGTTCAATCCGGTAAGCCCCGCCATGCTCGTATGCCACTGTGTAGACATTCGCACGAACATCAACACAACATCCCAGTTCTCCTCCCACACCTCACAGTGCTGCTCAACTGCTTCCAGTTTTGATGCAGCAATCTGCTCTGGGCTGGCACCCAAAGCCTTTAGATCCGCTTCCCGCTCGTCAACAACGCCGCCTTTTGCCCAGTACTCAGCGGCGTCTTTTAGTTTTTTGCGGTGACTCCAGTCAAGCTGTCTGCGTAAGCTTGGATCAAGGCACGCAGGACATAAGGATCATCACAGAGCTGCTGCTTGTTCTTTTCTGTAAAAGGAACAGGCTTGCCAGCATCATCGTTGATGCCCTCCCAGCCAAGCAAAATCTCGCCAACAAGAGCGTCATCACCCTTATCGGCGAGATTATTAAAGGCTGAACGGCTGATCTTCTTGAAGACTGCTTCAAACGCTTGAGTTTCAAATTGGTTGCCGTCAACAGGGACTTCAACCTTGACTTCCCACTTGTAGGAAGCAGTCTTCTTGAGGACGAATGCCACGCAGAATCAGGTGAAAGCTAGCGACAGCTCGTCATTGCCACTGGTGCTGGGCAGAGCCAGGTAGGGCATGGACAACGAGATGACACCGTTGGTATCGCCATACGATACTCCGGTAACATCCGTTTGCGCAGCAGTCAGGGTGACGATGTTGCCACCAGTTGCACCAAGCACGAGGCTGGTAGAAGCAGTTGCAACACCCACTGCATCAGCGAAGTAATCAGTGGTGCCGATTGCAGGAGCCTCGATCACAGCAGTACCACCAGGGGCGCGGTTGGTGATCAGCACTTCCTTGTTGGAAGCGGTCTCCTTGTAAATCAGCTCGTTGTTCAGAGCCAGATCAAAGGACTCAATGCGCTGACTCGTCTCACCAAAGAAGGTGGCGGTGGTCATGTTGGTGTCGTTGACCTCCAGCGCTGCAGCTTGGTTGGCAACCGTAAAGTCGCCAGACAGTGCAGTGCCGTCAGGAGCGTTGTAGATCCCGATGAAGTTGAAGCTGGCAACAGCAAACTGACCAGCGGTGAAGTTGAAGCTCACCGAGCCACGAGCACCAGTGATCTTGTGACGGGTGCCGTCGTAGAAGCAGTAAATGGTTGCAGAGTCAAAGCTGCTGCTCACGCCTGCATAGGTGACGCTGGTGTCTGCAACAACGGTCTCCGACAGACCGCAGGACTTCAGCAGCGGACCAAAAGCAGGGGCGGTGCCAGCAGTACCGGAGCCAGCCAGTTCAACATCAAAGGTGACGCTGACTCGCTTGTTGGCAACCAGGGTTGCGCGGGTGCTATTACCAATGAATCCTTGGAACGCCGCAGCCTGAACGTTGTCAGACTCAATCGGGGTCACATCAAGGTTGGTGACCTGAATTGCGTTAGAGCCGCCAACGGGAGTCGGATCAGTCCCGTAAGTTGACTCAATCTTCGCAATCAGGAATTTCTTCCGAGTCAGTGCCATTTTCGGTGGGAGCGGGTGGTTCTGTGATCAGTGTAAGTTTCCCAGTTTTAGGGTCAAACAAGTAACTGCCGCCCGCGCCGGGATTG